CAGCTATACCATTCCAAAATGTTGCAAATGCAAAATGAAGCATTGTGAATGCATCTTTAAATGGAGAAAATATACCAGATAGCATATCCAAAAATCCGTTTGACAACGTATCCCACGCTCCTTGAAAATCTCCACTTAACAATTGACCAAATGCACCTACTATATCAAATAAAAATCCAAATATAGAAAGTAAAGCAGTGAAAGGTTGCATTAATGTAGTACCAACATATTCGGCCATCATTGAGAATATAGACCCCAGTCCTTCATCAAATCCAATTGATTTTAAAAAATTATCCACATTCTCAATTACAGGCCTGAACGCATCACCTATGGCAGAAAATTTCTCACCAACACTATCCCACAATTTGCCAAAGTTTTCAGATACACCTGGTGCGTAATCATTTATCCATCCACCCAACGTATCTCCCAAAAATCCACCAACCATCATACCCAATGGTCCACCAAATGCAGCTCCCAATGCTGCTCCACCTGCTGCTAATCCACCTTGTAAAAGAGCAGCACCGGCTGCTTCACCCGTTGAACCACCTTCTTCTTTTTTCTCCATAAAAGCCATACCACCAGAAAGTAATCCACCTGCTGCGCTACCACCTACTTTGGCCACCTTTGACATTGGACCTGTCAAACTTTTCATAATTCCACCACCTCCGGCGCCGCCAGTTCCACCTCCACCTGGCATCATCTTTTTAAAAATATCCGGTAAAAAGTTACCAAGCATTCCTCCAAGACCCGCAGCTATTGCTCCACCTAAATTTTCGCTAAACATTCTTTCTATATCCAATTGAGCCAAATCGGTTAGATATTGCTTATATGCATCAGAACTTTTAAGAGTAACATCTTTTATTGCAGATAAAGCAGCATCTTGAACTGCTTTTTGTCCAGAAATCAGTGCTTCTTGAGTTGCCAATGCAGCTGCTGAATTTTGTTTTAATGCTAAAAAGGCCTCATTCGATGCTTTGGCACTTTTTTCTTCCAACGTACCCACTGTTCCAACTCCTTCTTGGAATCCAGGAGTTGCTATTTTTTTTAATGTATTTAAATCCATTCCACCAGTTGCTTGTTGCAATTGTTGTTGTTGGAACATATTCATTTGGGAAGGGTCTAATCCTTGAGCCCGTAATGATTCCAATGCACCTTCGGTATCACCACTTGCAAATTTAGCTCTAACTTGAGATAAATCTACATTCTTACCCAACATCGCTGATAAACTCATTTCGGCTTTGATACTATCTTTATAGTTCAACACCATATCTTGCCCAGCTTTAGCTACTTCATTGAAACTAACACCTAATGATTTTGCATAAACTACTTGTCTAGCTAATGCGTTACCACTTTGTATTTGATAACTTAATGCCATTTCAGATGCAGATGCAACTTCATTCATTATATCACCAACATTTAATCCAGCTTGTTCTGCCATTGCTCTAGTACCTTCCGCCATATTTAATGCAGTACCAGCCGATACCCCATCTAATAATTTAAATGCCTGTTGTACGTTTGCAAGATTATCAACCGATATACCACTTCTTTCAGAAAATATAGCCATATCGGCTGCTAATTTTGTAGAACCACTACCAGATTTCGATGCTGCAGCGGTAGCGGTTGCAATTGTTTCCGCTGATATTCCTGCTAATTGTAATTGAGATGCAGCGTATCCTACACTACCCAATCCTTTACCAAAAAGTGCGGTTTTTGATGCTGCGTTAAATTGAGCAGCCATACTTTGTAATTGGAAGCCAAAATCCGAAGCGGCTTGTTCTGCGGCAAATGCTAATTCATTTTGAGCTGTAGCTACAGCAAATGCACCATCAATTTGAGCTTGTTTTACATCATTTGCTGATTTAACACTAGCTTTGGTTCCAGCCCCAAAATAATCATACGCCAATTTTCCAGCTGCTGCTCCTAATGCAGCCAATGCTGCTTTACCCAATTTACCCTCATTAACAATCCCTCCTAACGCATTACTAAATTCTTTAGCCAACGGAATACCACTACTTCCTAATTGGTCTATTGCTCCATTCATAGTATCTAATGCTGCGGTACTTCTTTCTGCAGCGTTTACAAAGGATTCCACTTCCGCCCTACCCTCTATAAATGTCTTTACCAAATCTTTACCCGCTTGAGTACTGGTATCTATTGCAGATAATAGGTCATCAAATGATTTTACAGATTGTTTTACTATCTCATTATATTCTTGTTGTGATATTCTACCATTTTGTAAATTACTAGCTGCAGTTGCTATTGAAGTATTCATTTCAGCGTATGCTTTACCCGCTGCATCGATATGTTTTAGTTGTCTATCATCAAACGTACCTGATTCAACTGCAGCTGCTACACTTCTTAATGTATTTTTTGCAGCATCTAATTTAGTATTAAATGTGTTTTGTAAAGCGGAATTGTTTTGGAGTGTATTTCCGATACTAGATAATGTATCATCTATGGAATCAAAATTTGTTAAATTCTCCTTTGTTAGTTTTTTGAGAGAATTTAAAACAGCCAACTCTTCACGATTTGCTCGGAGAATTAATTCGTGCTGCGCTATTCTACTTTCTAAATTTGTCCTTTCTTCTCCAGACGCAGTAGCGGCAGCTCTATTCATTTCGAGAATACGAGCATTAACGAGTTCGATTTCTCGAAGTAACGCTAATCTATCCTGTTGGTCCTGATTGGGTGTTGACATTTAATATATAAATTACTTTATACCGTATTTTTTTTGAAAATCATCAAGATGTTTAGTATCTCCTCCTCCATACTTCATCATCATGTGCCTATTCCAATCAGTACTTTTAGAAATTTTATCATCATAATCTTTCCAAATATCCGCAAGTTCTGGACTTTTATCTCTTAATGATGATAACCACTCACTTTCTTTTCCATCGGATTTAGCTCGAAAAAAACTTTTGAAAAATCCCATTAAACCGGCTTCTGTTATTTTTATTTTTTTAGACATGATAGTTCTATTATTTATTCTTATATAAATATCATCTTCTTCTTATTTTAGAAGAATTATTTGATTGAGATTTACTTGTAGCTTTATTCATTGCTTCACTTTCACTTTCTTTTGCTTTCAATAATTCTCTCCAATAGAACTCCCGTAATTTAATGGGCATAAAATATACATCATGCCAATTAAATCCACCATTAGCATAATAAACCATTTGAAATAGTTTTTGATGTAATACTATGGAATAATTACTCGGAAGGGTAAAAAAAGTCGACCCCGAATGGGATACGAAGAACCTCCTTTTCTCCTGTAAAAGGTGATTCGTAATCAAATTTTAAATCTAAATCTGGACTAATTTTACCAATCTCTTTTCTCAATGTTTTGGAATCTCCTGCTAATAATCTATTTGTAACAAAGTTACTAATATATCCTAAATCCCTATTACCATCTACTTCTGTAATAATTCTTCTGTATCTGGATGTGATTTCATTACTTCCCTTTGTAGTTTTTTGTAAAGCTTCTATATCTTTATTTATTGCAAGTTCATCACCATGTGTTAATAATCTAAACTTTATAGGAGTTTTAGAAATAGGTAACGTATAATCATATTCATTATGTCTTGATAGTAAACTTTCGTCAATTTCTTTGATTTGAATTTTTAATAAATCTACTACTACCTTTACAGGTTCATTTTCGTTAGGGTCATTAATTGTAACTTCATATTCAGGTCCGAACGCTAACACTCTGGATGATATCAAAATAGCATTTTTATCACCTATTAATAAATCATGTACATTTACTCCAGGTTCAACTACTACTGATTCTAAAAGTTTATCTAAATGTATTCCTTTTTTAACTAAATTAGGAGAAGTAAGGATATCCTCTTCCTTTGCCGTCATTAATTTAATCGTAATTTCTCCTTTAGCCAATGGGGATGATTCTGGATAACACAATCCTTTAGATGGTAAACTGATAACCTCCGTTGGGAATGGATAATTTTTTTGCTCATGAGAAGGCGTTGCACCTAATCCTCTAGTAACCTGTTGTTCTACGTTTTGTTGTTCCATAAATAATAACATTTTGTTTAATTATAAGTATATATAAAACAAAAAAATGGAATGTATTTCTACACTCCATTTTAGTTATTTTAAAGTTTACAATTAAAGATTAGTATTCAAGAATTGCGTAATCATAAGTTAAAGTTAATTCTATCGATAGTGGGTCGTTTGAAGCCCAATCCAATTCACCAAAGTTTGCCGAAGTAATGAATGCTCCTTTAAGAGTCCATTGTTCTACTTTATCACCAACTGGACCTAATAAGAAGAAATTGATATCTTTCTTATAAAAAGCTGCATACCCATCTCTACCTGTCAATGATTCATGTGAACTTCTAACCCACTCCATAACTTGTTGTGCTCCAGATGGAACAATTGGGTCATAAAGAGATATAGTTATATCATCCCAAGTTGATTTTCCCTTTATCTTACGCTTTACGTTGATATGGTCTAATTCAACTATTTCCGAAGTAAATGTTGGTCTACTTGCAGTTTTGATGATGTATGATTCAATACCATTGATTTCCATAATAAATCTATTCCCCAATTTGGGTTCAAAATTTCTGTAGAACATCTTGTCAAACTCTAATATTTCTGGCATTTGTGTATATATTTAATGTTTATTACTTATAAATATTGTTTTTTAAAATTATCCGCTAAAACTTGCTCCAGTTGGTAAAATGTTGAAATCAATTTGAATGAATTCAGCAGTTTTAGTTGGTTGTAAGAAGATAGCTCCTGCTAATATGTTTCTATCAATCACATCAGGTGTGTTGTTAGTATCATCCATTACAACTCTGAATGCGTAAAGTCCTTGTCTTTGTTGGATACTATCCAAATATGGATTAACGATGTTTAAGAATCGATTTCTAGTTTCAGAAGTATTTTGTTCAAACACTAAATATCTAGATGAAGATGCAATAAACTTTCTAACAGTCAACAACAATCTTCTTACGTTGATTCTATCCAATGCAGATGGTCTATCTTGCAATGTTTTTTGTCCGAATACTACGATACCTTGTCCAGGGAACTGAACGATTGGGTTTACTTTGTTTTCGTATAGTTCATCCTTTTCAGATTGTGTTAATCTGTTCAACAAACTAACTGCTCCTACTAAACCACCTCTATTCAAACCTGCTGGTGCGAACCATTCTGCTGCTACTCTATCGTTTGCTGCGAATACGCCAGGTAATAATACTGATGGTGGGATTGTGATTAGTTTGTTTGTATTAACATCAATAGTCTTAACCCAAGGATAGTAAGTTGCTACCATATTTGAATCAATTGCCGAAGCTTGAGCGGTTGCTAATGAAATTGAATCATTATACGCAGTTGTATCTAAAATGTAGAAACAATCATTTCGTTGTTCAACCATATCCAATACTGAAGTTGCTACTGATGGGTGTAATCTTCTAATAACACCAGGAGTTACTACCATATTGATATCAAACTCGTCAACATTTGATAATGCTGCGATATGTTTAGCGTATGCTACAGAACCACTAGCAGTTACCGTTGATAAATTAAATCCTTGTGAATTACCTGCCAAAATATCTGCTCCAGTCAATATTGGAGTTGCAGGGTTCATACCATCAAATCCTTCTTGGAATGCTACAACGAATTGTGCTAAAGAAGAACCTACTGATAATGTACCACCATTTGCCACATCTAATCCAAATACAGAGTTAGAACCTACACCTGCTCCTGTCGGAATTGGCTTTAAGTAAATTACGTTATCAGTATTGTTATCCAAATCTATACCACCATATTGTGCTACTGATGAAGTTAGGAATGATACAGATGGAATCAATGCTCCAACTGCTGCTGATGCAGATACTGGCAAAGTATATGCTGCGTGTCCGAATGGTACTGCTTGTACAGGAGCGGATGTGTTTAAGTTTGCAACTCTAACATATTTTGAGTTATTTACCCAATCACCGCTTTCAGTAATTTTACCTAATTCATCAATTGATAATTTTCTATCACCAATTACTCTACTGATATAGTTAGGAGAATTTGGGTCTAAATTTACATTAGAATAAGTTTCTAATACTACTTTCTTTTTATTTGTATCAGCAAACTCTCTCACAACTACAGTAAATGTACCATAATCAGTACCGCTTACCGAACCTGCTGCTTTAATATTAGTGATACCAATTTTAACTTTAGTATTTGCTGCGTTTCCAGCACCAATTGTTTCGAATTGGAATAAGTTATATCTATCACCAGAGATTAATTGAGAGTTAATCATTGGTGTTAATGCTTCTTGTGCATCGAATGTAAAGAGTTGGTCACCCAATACGGTTACTGAAGAAGATGCACTGGAATTAAATGTTATAGATGAGTTTTTGAAAAATCCATACACATAAGGGTCTTTAGAACCAAATGCAGATGTTCCAAATACTGCCTCAATATCGTTTGTATCGGTTACATCCAAAGAAGCAGATACGTTTAATCCACTACCTCTTAATACGAAATCACCTGCTCCTGCATTAGAAGAAGTTAATTGTGCGTCTGCAAAACCTCCGTTTGCACTTCCTGATGTATTGAATAGAATACCTAATGATGCTGATACTGCTCCTGAAGTTGCGGTTAACAATAATGGAGCGGTTTCGGTATATCCACCAACACCCCCAACTCTACAAATTGTAGCAGTTCCTGCTTCTCTTAAATAATTTTGTACTGCTAATGGAGTGAGGTATGTACCATCTGCTACTCCAAATAGTCTTTCAAATTCTGCTTGTGAATTTACGATTGTAGGTACTAATGGTCCTTCTTTAAAAGGTCCAATAAATGCTGCACCAATATCTGCTACCCCTTGTTGTAAGAATGAAAGGTCGTTTTCTTTAGTAAATACACCTGGTGATACTATTTTGTCTGCCATTTTATATGCTAATTTAAAATTTTTATTATCTTAATATAAATATTAAAATTATTTTCAAAACAACAAATTACTATTTGTATGTTGGAGAAAAATAATCATATACTTGTCCTACCGATGTTGCGTTTTGCAATGTGTTGTAGAATAATACAGGTCCGATTTGTCCATTCCAGAATGTTGTTCTACCACTATTACATCCAATTGTTAAGAAGTTAGTAGATGATGGTGCCGTAAATGCTGATGCAGTAAATGTTCCTACTGAAGTTTTATCTACATAAACTGTCACCGTTCCCGATGGTTGGAATGTTGCAGAAATCATATACCATACGTTTGATGATAATGATGTTGTTAATTGTGCACTATTTCCTAATGTACTACCATAGAATTTTACTCTATTCAAAGTAGAACTATCAGATGATTCAATTGCTAAACCATAAAATCCAGCGTAATCAAAAATATGTCGTGATGCTACACCCAATGTTGTTGTAGGTCTAACCCATACGTGAATTGTACCAGTATTAGTATTGAATTGAGAATACCCCCCATTGATGTTGGTAGTAGTATCTTTGTACCAAAATTGGTTTGTACCATTTCCTGCGAAATATTTATCTTTTCTTGTTGCTCCGTTATTATATGATGGGTTATCACCAGTAATACCAGCTGCGTTTGCAACACCCGCAGGTCTAACACCCGTATTATATCCACTTAAATCTAACCAATCCGTTGTAACAGTTCCGTTTGTAGATGATGCTTTGGATGGGTCTAAATATAATCTTAATCCAGCAGCTGGAATTGGTGGTTGTGTAGTAGTTCCTTTGTTATGAGATACAATACCGTTTGCTAAATAAACGTCAGCATTTTCCACATTAAGTGTTACAATTTCAACATCTTCAATTATTACCTCAATATCAGTAATTTCTATTTCATTTAAACCTGTCACTGAATCGTATGTTACTACTAAATCACCTGGTAATACATCTTCAACATTTTTGAAACGATATTTTTCAATTTCACTATCCCAAACCCAAAGAGGGTGAGTTCCAGTTGATTTGATTAAACCATTGTTTAAATCATAATATCCACTTGCAAAGTTAAAGACAATATCTGCTACATTTACTTCTTGATATGAGCCAGATTGATTTTCTAACATATAGAATCTCCAATCAACTTGGTCTGATTCTGAATCCTGGTCTTCATCAGGTAAACCATCTGGTACCCATGCTTTAATAGTATCACCCACCGAAAGGTCTTCTACATTTACAATAGTTCCATCCGCTTTAGTTATTTTTGTTCCAAATAATAAACAGAAATCAGGTTGGTTAATTGTGTTGTACACATCTACCGCGTATAATGTTTTTGTAGATGTTGAATTATAGCCAGTTGCTGCTAAATTATAACCATCTTCATACTTCATAGATAATACAGAAGATGCTTCTGAATATGTTGATTGAGCGATTGATGCAGGAGTTATTGGAAATGATGGAGATGCACCTAAAGTGGGTGAACCTACTGTAAAGTTTCCATTATTAAATGTTACTGAATAGTTTGCTGCTACGTTACCAACTTTAGTACCATGCAGTGTACCCGCAGTTCCAAATGAAAATGTTGCCGCTTCTTCTGTACTTTCTACAATGTAAGTGAAAGTTGGTAAATTTGGGGTTACAGAATCTATTGCAAATGCGGTAAATGAACTATTAGATGTTCCTCCAGATAGCCCACCAATGGAAACTGCTTGAGATGTTCGGGCTGACCCGCTAACTGCTCTATATAAATTTCCTAATGATAAATTAGTTCTTGGCATATTCGTATGTATTATTCTCCGTTATAAATATCTAAAAGTTTTTCTTTCCATACTTCTTTGTTTGAAAAGTGTTTTATCATCCAACTTTTAAGTTTTTGGAATTCTGTTTTACGGGTTTCGTAACTATCCTCACAAATTATTTGGTAGGTTTTTTTAAATGTTTCCGCATTATTCGCTTTGTATTTGTAATCAAGTGGAACATGCCAATCTTCATGTAATATGGGAAGTTTACCCCAATCCACTGCCTCAAATATACCATATCCGAAGGGTTCGTGCTCAAAACAAGAATGAGAGATTCCCCAATCAAGTTCATAGAACCTTTCTTTAAATTTATAATCAAATTTGTAAACTTTGGATTTTTCGAATTTGAATCCATATTTCTTTTTATAGTATTTGTTGAATGTTTCTGAATTTGTAGAAATAAATCCACCTAACCCATTCATATATTCAACATTCTTTCTACCTTCTACTCTAGCGGCGTATCCTATCTCAATAGATTCTGAAAGCTCTTTATTTTGTTTAAATTTATAAACATTTGGGATGTGATATAAATTTTCTGTTTTATATGGAAAATGATATAACCCTACCCAAACTTTATTTTTAATTTTATTAATTAATTCGCTTTCATATTCCCAATTACCATACCAATGTAAATATTCATCTTTTTCCATTTGTGCCAATAAAGACACTTTTGTTAAATTATGGAAAATAATTGAATCAATCTTTTCCAAATTTTGATGAATAGCTCTAGTTGGGGTATAATGACCATGAAGAATATGTATCCGTCTTGCACCTTCTAAATGTTTTATAATTTCATCTTCAGATGTTTCCCAAATGTGGTCAATATCAATTGGAAATTCTTCATAGTTGTTAGGTCTATGTCTATGGAAAAGAAGAAGTGGCTTCACTTCTAAATGAGGAGCCACTTCTTTTATCCATTCGGTTACCCACATATCAGCACCGCTATTGAACCAAGGACCTCCAGCGGTGGTGTAGTAAACATCATACATTAATTATAAACCTTTATTATTTGTACAATTATTTAAATCTATTCTTAATTGCTCTATTTGTAATTGTTGTTCTTTAATACCTTCGATTAGTAATGCTACTAACTTATCGTATTTAACTGCCTTAAATCCACTCTCTCTTGTCTGAACTAATTGAGGTAATACTGCTTCAATTTCTTGTGCGATTACACCCACATCGTTTCCTTCATATCCGTGCTCAACTTTGTTTTCTTCTTTCCAATCGTATGTGTTACCACTAATCTTTCTGATTTTGTCGATTGCGTTTTCAATTGGTTTGATGTTTTCTTTGAAACGAATATCAGAAGATGAAAATGCAACGATATCATTTGCTGCATCAATTCTACCTGCAGTTCCAGTTGCAGCCATTCCTATACCTAAAGAGTTAAATCTTACGTTATCAGATGTTGCAACTGCTTGTCCGATTGAGATAGTTACTGCTCCAGTTGCTCCACTTACCGTTACACCTGTACCTGCAACATTTGAAGTTACACCTGTGTTTGCAATTGTTACTCCAGTAGAACCATTATACGATGTTCCACTTAATCCCGTACCAATTGTTAAGGTTGCTAAATTAGAACCTAAAGCGATACCTGAAATTGTATTATTTGTTAATCCAATTGTTGGAGTTGCACCTTCACCACTATTATTAGAAAGAGTAATGTTAGTTCCTGCTACTAATGATGCTACATAGTTACCAGATGTTCTAGTCCCTAATGCAATATCACCCGTTGTAGATGCTACGTTAATTTGTCCAGAACCTGAAACAACCGTATTTGCATCTAATTGAGTTTTTACACCCGTTGCAAATCCAGTAGTTGAACCTGCGGTAATTTGTGATGAACCAGATACTAAATTTGGAATAGTAATATCAGCAGAACCATTAAATGAAGTTCCGTTTATTGTTCTTGCAGTTGCTAATGTAGTTGCGGTTGATGCGTTACCTGTTAATGCTCCCGTAAATCCAGTTGAACTAACCGAAGTTAAACCTGCTATTGTTGTTGCAGTTCCACCTAATGCAATTGCAGTTGAACCAACTGTCACTGTATTAGTAGTGATTGAAGAACCTACTACCTGTGAAGAACCACTTATAACCGTTTCTGCATTTAATCTTGTCTTAATTGTAGTATTAATAGAAGATGTAAATGTTTCTAAATTAGATGTTTCAACTTCTAATGCAGTTAATCTTGTAATTGCACTTCCACTTGCAGTTGATAATTGGTCTAATCTACTTGTTTGTGTAGTATTAGTTGTATCATTTGAACCAGTATATGTATTTAAAGAACTCAATATACCAATTACTTGCGAAGAACCACTTACTACACCATTTGTTGCATTTATTGCTCCATTAAACGATGTTGCAGTTGATGCTCCTATTGTTGTAAGTGAACCACTTATTTGAACTGAACCTGTAAATGAATGTGTATCATTCCCCGCATCACCAAATCGGTTAGAACCGCTACTAAATACAACACTTGCCGTTTGATTAACAGTTGTTAAATTTATAATAGTTAAATCTGTAATACTAGTTCCACTTAATTGTGAAGAACCACTAATAGTTCCCGTTGGTAATAATGGAGTAACTTGTGCTGCTCCACTTACTATTCCTGCTGGTATAGAACTAATACTCGCGTATGCAATTTGTGATGAACCGGAAACAACTGTATTTGAATCCAATTGAGTTTTAATCGTTGTATTAATCGAAGATGTAAATGATTCTAAATTAGCAGTTTCAATTAATAAACTTGCAGTTGTTGTGTTTAAGTTTGCTACTGAAACTGTATTTGCAGATGCAGTTAAAATCAATGAACCAGAAATAGTTGCTAATGCAGTATTTTGAGTTAATTGAGATGATGTAAATGCATTAAATGAAGATGTTTCTGCATAATTACTAGTTGAACCAACAGATGATGATTGTGCAACTGTTTGAGTTACTACACCAGTATTATCCACAAATGCAATTGATGCAGTTGTAATTTGTACATTACCAATTTGAATACCACCACCTGCTACTGCATTAATTGTTGTTACTACTTGATTATTTGCAGGATTAACCATTTTGATTGAACCTGTTGAGATATATAAATCTCTCCAAAATTTAGTAGCAGAACCTAAATCAAATGCGTTTGTAGTTTGTGGAATAAGAGATGAACTCAAAGATGCTACAACATTTACAGTATCAGATGATGCATCACCAATTGTGATAGCTCCACCTAATGTTAAATTACCTGCAATATTTGCGTTTCCGGTAATATCTAACCCTGAACCTGAAATTGCTCCGAAATTTCCAGTACTACCTGTACCAGATGAACCTAATATAATGTCTCCGTTTGGACCACCAATTAATAAAGTTCCTAATGTTGTGTTTACATACGGTTCTCCGAATGCTAACGAACCTGATTGTTGTGCGGTTGTCCCACGTCTAAATTTAAGTGCCATCTAGTTTACCTTTTTTTTAGTACGATTAATTATGTTATGTGTATAAATATTTATTTATTTTCCAAACTATTAACTCTTGCTGATAATTCTTTTATCGCTTCGATTAATAGTGGAATTATTTTTTCATATTGAACTGCTTTATATCCGTTATCTCTATTTGTTACAATTTGTGGAAGGATTTCTTCAATTTCTTGTGCTATTACTCCAACATCATTTCCTTTATGAGAATGTATTTCTTCATATCCTTCTTTCCAATTGTATGTGTTACCACTAATTGATTCAACTTTTTCCAATGCGTTTTGGATTGGTTGGATATTTTCTTTTAATCTAATATCGGATGAGTAAAATGCAGTAATATCACCCGTTGCTCTAATTTCACCAGCCGTTGTTGATGCGGTGGTTCCAATCCCCAATGAATTGAATTGTGGATTCGCATCTGTTTTTATACTTTGTGCCAATGTCAATGTTACATCTGCACTTTCCAATCCAGAACCCGCAGCAGTTAAACCATTGGTAGTATTACCTGCAATAGTTTGAACATAATTACCAGATGTTCTAGTCCCTAATGCAATATCACCCGTTGTAGATGCAACATTAATTTGTGCCGAACCAGATACTACACCATCTGCATTTAATTTAGTTTTAACTCTAGCATCGGTATAATATAAATTAGTACCTTCAGATAAGTTAGTTGTACTAAATCCACTTAATGAAATTTGAGAAGAACCAGATACTACCGTATTTGAATTTAATTGAGTTTTTACATCGGTTGCAAAGTTTGTAGTAGAACCTGCGGTTATTTGAGATGAACCAGAAATTACACCATCAGCATCCAACTTTGATTTAATAGTTGTATTAATTGAAGATGTAAATGATTCCAAATTAGCCGTTTCAATCAATAAACTTGCAGTTGCGGAGTTTAAATTAGTTATAGATACTCCTTGTGAGTCATTTGTAGTTTTAGCTGCTGATGCTGAACTAATTAATGAACCAGTAATAGTTGCTAATGCGGTGTCGTAAGCAGTAAATCCGGTAGTTGATTGTAAAGTTACTTGTGATGACCCACTTACTAACCCACTTCCACCTAATATTTGAGATGAACCAGAGATTACTCCGTTAGTTGCGTTTATTGTACCATTGAATGATGTTGCAGTTGATGCACCTATTGTATTAATTGAACCACTTATTTGAACTGAACCTGTAAATTCATGGTTATCATTACTAAAATCACCAAATTTATTAGAACCACTACTAAATAAAACACTTGCGGTTTGATTAACAGTTGTTAAATTTATAATAGTTAAATCTGTAATAGTAGTTCCACTTAATTGAGATGAACCAGAAACTACACCAGATGGAAGGTTTGAACTAACACTTCCTATTTGTAGTTGAGTCCAACCATTTTCATTTCCTACATTTACAGTATCGGTTAATACCCAAACTGTATTACTATCTTGCTGAAAAACTATTAACCCCTCATATACATTAGCAGATGATAAAGCGTAACGGGCAGTCTGGTCCGCTAATGTTATTCTAGCATCAACGGGTTCGTTGTTAGTTATGTTAAATCCACCAGGTAATATAATTGCCATTTCTTATTTTTTATTTTATGTTAATGTATATGTTATACTACTTCCAGCACCACCTGCTTGCAAAGTATTTATTTTATAAACTTTATATTGTCCAACTGTTGTTACACTAAATTGTCCTAATACACCAAATCCGCTTGTAGTAATGTTTGACAAATTCGATAGTGAACTATTAAATACTATATAATGGTATTTATCTCCAGTCCAACTAATTGTTACCGATTGTCCACTTGCAGTTGTTGTTCCTTTTACAATAGTACCAATAGTACCACCCAATGTAGTATCCCATGCTCCAATGTTTTCCAATTCTCCTGCAGTAAATGATTCTGCGGTACTTGCACCATATCTTAAACTTCTAATTTTTGTATATGTAGTAGTTGCCGTAGATGTGGTTGTTAAATCTGGTATATTATCACCAATTGGAGATTCATAGTTTGCAGTTGCCGTTATACTAATTGAAGTAGACCCCGTTGCAGAACCTGTCACAAAGTATGGTGTACTAACATTTGTTGTAGTATTTACCAAATTCCAACCCAATGAAGGATTTGCAGATGATGATGTAAATGTGATACTACCAGTTGCACCTTGTTCGATTTGATTTGATGAAGCTCCTAATTGAACCGTTACCGTTGGTGATATAGTAGGAGATGCTGGATTTGATTTTGAAATTGTTCCAGTAGCCGTAGTAGAAGTTTTATATAAAGTACCATCTAATGGAGAACTTGCAGTATATTCCAATCTATATGTGTGTGAACCAGATGTTGTTGCGTTATATGATAATGATGTTCCACTACCAACTTCAGTTAATAAGGTAGAACCTTCGTATAAAGATGCACTTACTAATGTATATCCTTGATTACTCCAAGTACCATTTACAATATATGCATCATTTACATTATTAAATCTATCAACTAAAAATCCACTTAAAGATGTTGCTATTGATGTTGGTATTGCCGGAGTTCCGAATATAAATTTTAAAGTTCCATTTATAAATGTTACCGCTACATTACTATCAAAATCTGCCACTTCAATTCCAGTTAATTGTTCTATACTATTTGTTACATAATTAATATATCCAGATGCCGATGCTAAACCCGCTATGGAAGCAGATACGGATTCACTAAATGATGATGTAAATGATTCCAAATTATCAATTGAAATTTGAGCAGATGCAGTAAATTGATTTAATTTAGTAAATTCTGCTGCTAAACCTGCTCCTATCGAAATAGATGCAGTATATTCCAAATCATCTAATCTAACTTCTGTTGAAGTTGTGTATGAATTTAAAGATGCTGTAAATTGGTGAATCGAACCAGTTACCTGTGCTAATGTAGTAAATCTTCCTTCTAAACTACCTGTTTCCGTTTCTAATGATAGTAATCTACCATTTGCAGAAGATGTAAATGTATTCAAACTTCCAGTCGAAGTTTCAATTAAATCTAATCTGCCATTTGCGGAGGATGTAAATGTATTCAAACTTCCAGTCGAAGTTTCAATTAAATTTAATCTAGTATTTGCAGAAGATGTAAATGTATTCAAACTTCCAGTCGAAGTTTCAATTAAATCTAACCTACCTAAAGTTGAAGAACTAAAAGTATTTAAACTTCCAGTCGAAGTTTCTAATAATTCTAATCTAGTATTTGCAGAAGATGTAAATGTATTTAAACTTCCAGTGGATGTTTCTAATAATCCTAATCTAGTATTAGTAGATTGTGAAAATACGTTTAAATCTGTTAGTTGTAAAGATGATGATATAACACTATCTCCACCTGCTAAAAGAATTGTTGATTCAGAACCACTTACACCTGCTATCCATTTATCAGTTGTTGAATTCCATAATAATGAACCAGATGATAATGTGCCTGTTGCATCTTTTGTGTAAATACCGGAAAGTGTTTGTGAACCACCATAATTTAATTCAATAATATTATCTCCAATATTAAGAGTTGTTGAATCGATTTGAGTAGTCGTTCCTTTTACAGTTAAATTACCATTAATTGTTATATCAGCACCACTTGCAGTAATTGCGGTTTTTAAAGATGATGTATATGAGTTTAATTCTGCTATTGATGTTTTAACACTAGCAGAAGTTATTTCCAAATTATCCAATCTACCATCTTGTATTGGAAGTGAACCTGAAAATGAACCTGTGAATCCAGATAATCCAATCACTGAACCAGTTACCGTAAGATTTTCATCTATCCTTAAACTTGAAAGTAATAATCGAGTGTCTTGATGGATATATACGTTTTTATTTGCAAAACTTTGAACACTTAATATTGGATAAGGTACTGTATCTTCTTCATAATCAATATAAGCACCTGCAAAATCTGCTTTTAATTTTATTGCAATATCATCATTATATAAATCATTATTATGTCTTAATTCTAAAATAGCATTTCCATCATTTGGAGCAGTTATGTTATGAGTAAAAGTTAAAGAACTTGTTAATTGCCCACTTCCAGTTAAAATACTAAATTCACCATCAACGATATTTAAAGAACCAGTTACAATTTGATTGCCTCTAAAATTATTACTTCCAGTTGTTGCATAAGAACCAGTTAATGAATTCAATGGTCCTAATATTCCAATTATTTGCGATGAACCACTTACTACTCCTTGTGGTAAAGATGCTGCTATTTGGGATGAGCCTGATATAACACCATTTGTTGCAGCTATTGCACCACTTATAGATGTTCCATATACATTTCTCCAAGGTGCGGAAATTGTACCAACATCAATTGCTCCATTTGGAACTAAATTAGTATTAAATTGACCTAAAGCAGAAATATTATCAGCGGAAGCATTACCTAAATAGATATTTCCACCAACTCTTACATCACCAGAAGCGGATATATTACCAACTAAATTAATATCACCATACGATGGTACGTTTAATGGTAATAATGTAATTGGGTTATTTGAACCACTACCAAATTGAATAGAACCACTCCCCTTATGTAAATATAACTCACCATCCGTTATGGATATGTTTGTATCACCTCTTCTTATTTGAAATATAGCTGCCATTTATTGTTATTTCTGTTTTGTATAAATATCTTAAATATTAAAATCTAAATCACCTGATTCTGAAATATATTTTGCCAAGTGCATATAGTTTGCAGTTATACTACCTGTTGTTACATTTATAGCAGATGAACTAACTGATAAATGAGTATTTCCGTTTACTAAAACATCAAAAGAACCAGTTCTAGCAATTGCTTGTGTATTTCCTGTACTATCCTCTATAAAGTTTACAGTTCCTGCTGCTTCTGGGTCTAAATTAAAATCAAATGTATTTGGGCCAGGCGCTACTCCTACTTCTGTTCCATTTACTAATAAGGAACCACTTACGGAAACTGAACCTGTAAATGAATGTATATCATCGGATGTATCTCCAAATTTAGTTGAACCACTTTGAAAAATTATAGATGATGAAATTACACTAATATTAAATTGTCGTGCATTTACTTCACCTAATACGGTTAAATTGTTTGTTATGGTTTGGGAACCACTTAATATTAAACTTCCACTTAATAATGCGGAACTACCAGTGATATCACCACTTATGTCGATATCACCTGCTCCTATAATATCATTTGTTACATATAAATCTCTAGTAATATTGGCATCTTGTGTTACTACTAATTCTCCAAAGGAACCAGTTTTTGTTAGAGTTATTGAACCTGTTGTAGTTGAATTCGTTACTACAATTCCTTCAACAGAATCTAAATTTCCCGAACGCTTAATAAACAACTTACCATCGTAAGTATTTATTGCTATTTCACCAACATTTAATGAGCCCGTATCGGGTACTTTTCCAGGTAGCGATGAACGCTTTAGTATAATACTTTGTGCCATATATATGGTCTATAAATTTTTAAGTTGTGTAACAAAAAAAAGGTACTATATGTATAGTACCTTTATAAATATATAATATTTTTATAATTGTTTAAAATTCTCCCGCATCTGAACCAGATTCTAAAGCTGCTAATCTATTAGCTACTGAACCACTAAATGCTAATACATCTCCAATTCCGTAAAGTGAACCACTAAACCCATTTGTAGTTGTAAAAGTTCCTCTTACCTGTTCGTTGTATCTGAATTCAACTGCCGATGGAGTAGTTGCTACTTTGTAAAGAGAACCACTACCTTGTATATATCCGATTGTACCTGCGAATGGTTCTGAATTGAAATCAAAATCATCAGGTCTCATTGATGCGGTGATTCCAGTTAATGCACCACCATTACCTATGAATACGGATGCCGATACAATAGATGCAGATACTGCTCCTGCTATATCAATATCACCATTTCCAACGATATCTCTAGTTACATATAAATCTTGTCCAACATTTGCATCAAATGTGATACTGGCTTCTCCAAATGAACCTGTTCCTGTCAATGTTATTGAACCAGTGGTAATCGAATTGGTAGTAACTAATGTTTCAATTGATTGTGAAGAACCAGATTTATGTAAATAAACCTTACCATCATATACGTTTATACCTAACTCACCTACTAATAGAGAGCCAGTATCAGGAACTTTTCCTGATGTCAGCGACCGTTTTTGTAATATTTTTTGAGCCATTATATTTGATGTTTTTTGTCCATTAATAATTTTAAAAAACCCCCCTCATTAGGAGGGGGATTATTATTTAGAATGAACCACCATCAACTACGTTACTCATTACAAAATCAGTACCATCCCATTGTAGTAAATCTCCAGCTACACTTGCGGTCGGAACTAAATCCAAATTACCATTTGTGTTTCGGAATGCTACTCTTTTAGAACTTCCTGCTGCCGAACCTAAATTAAAGGATGAGGTAACCGCAGGTGCGATTAATGCTACTGATGAAGTAAATGCGGTTGTTGAATGTTGATATATGAAATTTGCACCTGCTCCTGCTACTTCGAATCCTGAACCATCTGCGGTTGCCGATGAAGTTGAACCACTTGCTAATGTTATTAATTTATCTTCAACTATTAATGTTGCGGTATTTAATGTTACGGTGTTACCTTGTACCACCAAATCACCACCTACTACTACATCACCAGTCGTTGTTACTTTTGCAAATGTTACGTTATTAGAAGTACCTACGCCTTGTATTGTACCTGCACCTTCTAATGTAGTTAATCTACTTGCAGCATTTGATGCTGATAATATTAATGAACCACTAACTACACCAATTTCAGTAAATCTTTGCTCTGCAGATGCAGTAAATGCGTTTAAAGCATTTGTAGAAGTATTAGAAGAGGTATAACTATTCAATGCATCAATAGATGTTTGTTGTGATGCCGATGAACTATTTAACGCCGTAACAGAAGTGTTTACACTAGCACTAAATGAGTTTAAGTTTGTTATAGATACACCTTGTGAGTCATTTGTTGTTTTAGCTGCTGATGCAGATAATATCAACGAACCACTAACTACACCAATTTCAGTTAACCTCGTATCAACACTTCCAGTATAGTTTCCTAATGTACCATTTTGAGTTAATTGTGAACCACTAAATGAATTTAAATTTGTGATTGAAACTCCTTGTGAGTCATTTGTAGTTTTAGCAGTTGATGCTGATGCAATTAAACTTCCACTAACTACACCAATTTCAGTTAATCTTGTATCAACTGAAGCAGTGTAAGTTGCTAATGTACCATTTTGAGTTAATTGTGAACCACTAAAAGAGTTTAAGTTTGTGATAGAAACTCCTTGCGAGTCATTTGTAGTTTTAGCTGCTGAAGCAGATAATATTAATGAACCACTTACAACTCCAATTTCAGTAAATCTAGTTTCAGCTGAAGAACTGAATGATTCGATGTTCGATAATCTAACTAATGCAGAAGAACTAAAAGAGTTTAAGTTTGTTATTGAAATTCCAGCTCCGCTTCCCACCGATGCACTTAAAGCTGAAATTGAAGATGAAATAGAACCACTAAAATCACCAAATCCAGTTGTATTGGAAATAGTAATTTGTGCAGATGATGTAACAACATTATCACCTTCTGCTCTTAATAATTTAGATTCAGCTCCTACTGCTCCTGCTTTCCAGTAATCATTTGTAGAATCCCAAAGTAAAGAACCACTTGCCGTATTAGGTGCAGTTGGGTCTTTAACTAATAAACCACCATTTGCTGCTCCAGTACCATTTAATTCGATGATGTTATCACCAATTTGTACGGTTGTAGAATTTACAGTAGTTTGAGTACCAGAAACGGTAAAATTACCGGCTATTGTTACATTTTGTCCATCAACTGTAATTGCAGACTTTAATGAAGATGAATATGTATTTAATTCTGCAATCGAAGTATTTACACTCGCAGAAGTTGTATTTAAATTTGTAATACTTACACCTTGTGAATCGTTTGTAGTTTTAGCAGTTGATGCTGATGCAATTAATGAACCACTAACTACGCCGATTTCAGTTAATTGAGTTAATACTGAAGAACTAAATGAGTTTATGTTTGTTATTGAAACACCCTGCGAATCGTTTGTAGTTTTTGCTGTCGATGCTGATGCTATTAAACTTCCACTTACAACTCCAATTTCAGTAAATCTTATATCAGCTGAAGAAGTGTGTGATTCAATATTTGTTAATCTAACTAATGCAGAAGAACTAAATGAGTTTAAGTTTGTTATCGAAACTCCTTGTGAATCATTTGTTGTTTTAGCAGTTGATGCCGATGCTATTAAGCTACCACTAACAACTCCAATTTCAGTAAATCGTGTATCAACCGAACCAGTATAAGTTGCTAATGTAGCGTTTTGTGTTAATTGTGAACCACTAAAAGTATTTAATGCGGCTACAGATGTACCAATTGAACCACCTCCAATTGATGCAGATAATGCACTTATTGATGAAGAAACTGATGCACTAAAGTTACTAATGTTACCTGTTAAATCAGGAATATCATTGGCTCCTTCACCCAACAAATATAAAGTAGAACTACCACTTGCATAGTAAGGAACACCTTTTACTAATCCGTTGTAAGTTCCGGCAGCAAATGTATTTGGAGCCGCGTTACCTACTAGAAATCTATTTACCGCTTGCACCTGTCCATTTTCTGGAACTGCGAATACAATAGATGCTCCATTAGTTACCGATAAGTTCGATGAGCCAGAAGCAATTACCAATTCACCTTTTTGAAGTGATGAGGTTACGGCGGATAGGGCTTCTAAACTACCGCGTCTGTGTTTAATTATTTGTGCCATATTGCGTTGGTTAATCTTTTTTGGTTTTAGTTACGATTATACTTTAATAAATATGTTTTTTTTTACGAATAGTACGTTTGGTATATTATATTTATTTTTTTACCATTCACCCATATCGATGTTAATATTTGATTGTGATAATGTTAACTCCGCATCAGTTGCAAATCCATTATCCAATGAAGAACTGAATGATTCTAAATTAGTTAATCTGGTATTTACTGATGAACTTAATATTGTTATAGAATATAAACTTCCACTCAATGTAGTTGCTATTGATGAACTTATTGATGATGATATTAAAACTTGCGATGCTGATAAAGAAGAACTTATTACTGCTACTTCTATATCCGTTGCTATATCACTATATCCAATTGTTCCACTAATGTATATTTGAGATGAACCCGATACAACCCCAGCTGGTAAAGTTGCTCCTACATTATTTGTTATAATATTTATAATAGATTGTGATAACGATGATTCCAATGATTGAGATACTGCGTTATTTACTGCTTCGGCAAAACTACCACCAGATTGACTAATGGCATTACCAGCGGTTACCGCTGCTGCTAATTCTGTACTACCTTCTATTTGTTTTAATCTTATTAAGTTTGCCATATCCTATAAATATCTTTTATTCTTATAATCCGTAAGTCGGTTTTATTGCATTATAATTTTGTGTTATTTCCTCAATTGATAATTTTCTATTATACAAATAAAGATTTGCAACATGTCCAAAAGGTTGAGCAACAATATCATTATTACCCACTCCCCAATGTGTGTTTCCACCCGAACCCTCATTGATTGTACTTCCCACTTGTGAATCATTTATGTAGAATGTTTGAGATGAATTATCCCCAACTACTGTATATTGAGTCCAAATACCCACCGAAGATGAGACATCATATCCTGAACTTACGAATGCTGTTGCCCAATATCCTAATGTACTTGTTCCATTAGGAATAGTAATTGGTGTTATTTTACGAGTACCTTTTGTGTAAAGTAATGTTCTAAATCCTGAATTATTATTTATCAATCTTGCCCAAGTAATATAGGTATATCCCGTTGTTGGTAAAGTTGGACCTGTTCCGTTTACATCAACTCTATTATTTCCAGTTGTGCAATCAAAACATTTTATTCCACTTAATGTAGTAAATGTAGCACCAATCAATGTATGGTTATACGAATTAGTTAAATCATAAACAGTTGTTCCACTACCAGGATAACTTGTTGAATTATTTGCATCCAATTGAAGTAATAATCCATCCGTAACCAACATATATGGATTTGGTGTAATTGTATATCCATTTTGAAATATTATTGGCATAACTTATGATAGTTTTATATATCCGTAATTAATTGTTTGGGTTGTCCCACTATTATTTGTGATACCAAACTTAAATACATTTGAAGTATTTGGTGCGTATGATGTTGGAGAGGATATGAGAGTATTAGTTGTACCTATAATTTGGTCAGGCATTGCAGTTAAAACTAATGCATTACCTGCTGTGTAATACCAACCATATTGAGAACCAACTACCGGAACATTGGTATTTGATGTTGTTACAGTTGCGTTCCAAGTTATAATACCATTTGGAATATTACCATTTACCCACATTGTATATGAAGCACCAGCTTCAACTGTAAAACTTTGTGTAGATGCTCCTGCTGGTACCGACCAAGCTCCCGTTGTTTTTGATGGGAATGCAGTTGTCAATTGAGTTGAACCACTTATTACACCATTGGTTGCTGCTATTGAACCCGTTATAGATGTTGCGTTTAATGAACCTGTAATTTCTACTAATCCATTATTTTGAACATATAGATTACTACCACTTTGTAAGAATAGTGATGAACTATTGTTCGTAATTGCAGATGCAATTATTTGTCCTGATGTAACAACCATTGAACCACTAAATATTTGTGACCCACTAAATGTGTTTGAACCAGTAGTTACCAATCCATTAAATCTACTATTAAATGATGATGATATTGAAGAAAATGAACTACTTAAAGTATATCTTGCATCGTATGATGATGTCAATTGTGAAGAACCACTTATTGTACCAGATGGGACTGCACTAACACTACCACTCAATGTATATCTTGTATCAAACGAAGATGTCAATTGTGATGAACCACTAATTACACCATTTGTTGCGTTGATTGTACCATTGATTGAATCAGTTACATTTAATGAAGAACTAACAAATACACCATTAACACCGGTAATTGTTATTGTTTGTGCACTATCATCTATTTTTAAGTAATTGGTATCGTCACCAAAGTAGTTGAAATCTGTATTACCTTTAAAGTGAATATCATTACCCGAAGGTGCTGCAGTATTATAAATTTGAAAATATCTTGCATCATTAACATCAGGTTGTAAAAATATATTTCCAATACCTTTAATTTCATTAGTTACGATTAAAGAAGAACTTATTATTTGTTCACCTATAAAAGTATTTGAACCAGTTGTTGCAAATGAACCCGTTGGTATATTTGGAACACTACCACTCAATGTATATCTTGTATCGTATGATGATGTTAATTGAGATGAAGAACTTATTGCTCCACTTAATGATGTCAAAAATGAACCCGTTTCACTTTCAGTAATCCAACTACCACTTACACTTTCAATTGTGTTTAATCTATCCACTAATGATGATGTAGATTGCGATGAGGTATATTCATTAAACGAAGATGTTTGTAATCTTGCAGTAATTCCGTTTGTGAATGCAGTATTTAATGATGATTGCGAAGATGTGAATGAATTTAAAGAAGTTATATCAATTGAACTACTAACAAATCCAAATAATGTAATTTGTGCAGATGAAGATATAGTTCCAGCTGGTATAGATGTAGAAGAACTAATAAATCCTAATGTAGTTATTTGTGCAGATGAACTTATTACACTTCTACCTTTGATTTCAAACGAAGATGTCACCGATTCCAAAGATGCTAATCTGTCTCTATCTAATATATTAACTCTAGAAGTAACTGCATCTGCGAGGGTATCCAACTCTATTTTATAAGTTATACCACCATCTACACCAACTATTGTTGTATTTAATGATGCACTTTCTAATGCCGTTAATTCTAATATCCTTTTTCTTACGTTTGCCATTTATTATATTATTATGTCTAAACCATCTTCGGTTGTTATGATAAAACCATCTTCAGTTGCAATTGGAATATCTACCAATTTACCTATAACATATATATCATTTACTGTTATGGAATCATAATCTATATAATTATCTAATAATGTAATTACTACATTATTTCCAACTTCCTTAATAGTGTAATGTCCTGGTAAATGCAATCCATAAACTAATATTTCAAAATTTTCAGGAGATGCTCCTTCAGTTCCATAATCCAATGCTACGTTATAAATCGTAAGAGTTCCAAATCCAGTATTATCAAAAGCATCAATTATTCTAGATACCGTTCTTCCACTAAATTGTAAAATTTCATTATGAAATTCTGATATTTTATTTTTATTATTTACTAATTTAGTTGGATTTGGATTTGATTTAGAATTTGAATTAAATTTATTTGTAGTCGGTGTTTCTATATTCAATAAACTACCTGTGATGTATAAATCATCATTTAAATTATTAGGATTTATTTTTGGTATAATCCTATTTAATTTTTTCGCATTTGAATTAAATCTATTAAGCATATCGTTCTATATCACCTGTTATTTCAATATAATCAGTAGTATCCAAACCAAATTCAAAATTATTTTTTATAAATTTGATTAACAATCCTTCACTTCCTTCCTCTATTATATAATCTTCTGCCGATATATGTTGAGTGTTAATTATTACTCTCAATCTATCTTGCGTTGTTCTATATTCTATTTCTCTTAATAATTCAACAAACCTCCAACCGTTTGCTTCCCATATCGAATATGTAGGGTGATTTAAATCCTTTGGAGTTAATTCGGTATCAGCTGGTTTTCTACTAATTTTTTGAGTTATATCTAAAAGACTTCTCTTCATTACACATTTATAAATTTACCTGTTATGGAAATTTCATCTCCACTATCAACTGCAAATCCTAAATTTGCTTGAATAAAATTAATAGTTAAAGATGATGATGTTATACTTATAGAAAAGTGTGTATTATGGTAATATCGTGTACCATTTATATAAACTTTAATATCGTATGTATTATCACCAACCACTATACCACCAGTAACTACTGATATTAAAGTAGGTGGAGTTTTTATTAATTTTATCCCACCGAATGTAATGGTATTAGATACTATTGGATTTTGTATTTTACTGTTATTTAAAGAAAGAAAATCAATCAAATCTTTATTATCATAATATGGTGATGGTGTAGTTAATATACCTTCTAACCTACCAGTTCCACTTGTTACATCCGTTTCAGTTGATACCACAACTCTTTGCGTAGAAAATGATTTTTTAGTGGTATCTTCTCCGTCAAATTTTTCAGGAAGTAAATGAGCTTTAACTGATAAACTAAATTCAATTCTATTAACTCTTTCAGTGCCATCCCCAACTTCGTTTATTACATTAAAATCTCCTAAACTTGTTCTAAATTGAAATCCATTTTTATCACCCCAATATGTACCAGTATATTGTAATTGTTCTATCACCGAATTTAAATGTTCTATGTAAGAAGTCCAAACCATGCAATCATAGTTTAATTCTACATATTCTGGCATTTGAATTTTATATATTTCGTATTTTGGTTTATAATTATTTCCCAATAGTGTAAACCTATCATATCTATTATCTTTAGAATATTTTGTAATACCTTGATAAGTTACATGCCGATTTTGCATTGGCATAGTATCATCTTTAGCAATAGATGTTCTACGAATCATCATAATTGGTAATTGAAGCTTACCATTTGCATCTCTGTAAACTCCCTGTCTTCTTGCTCCATTCCATCGTTCGGAGTTTCCATATATGACAGGTATTTTTAAAGCCTTACCATTATCATCTAATGTAGGTAATGCCGTATCTTCCAAATAAGACATCATAGCATAATCAATATCAAATAAAGATACCGATTGTCTTAATTCTCCTTTTTCCTTTTTAGTTTGAAGAATTCTCTCCTGTTTTCTTAATGGATTTGTAGACATATTTTTATGTTATTCTCTTTTCAATATTAAGATTAGATTTACTTACTAAAAATGCAAAACATACTATACTATAAGTATTAGCAGGTAAACCACCAATAAATTGCACTTCATTTACATTACCAATTTCATAATATTGATTATCAAAATAAACAACATCACCTATTTCAGGATGTATATTTCGTTCTTCTAATAATCCTCTATCAAATTTAAATGTTATATCTTGAAGTGTATCAGACCCAAATCCTTCATATTGAGTTGATTGTGCTTCTTTATCAATTAATGCGTATAGTTCTACACCAGTGTGCCAGGTTTTATTTAATGCTTCACCATAGATATTTATCTTCGTTTCATTTAAATTTATTTTATATAAAACGACAGTATTTTCTATAACAGTATCAACCAATTCTCTGGCTATACTTTTGAAAAAATCAATATCTCTACCTAATAAAAACTTTGGCATATTATCCTACATATATTTTAAGTGGAACTTTTCTCAACATTTCTTGCTGATGTGTTGATTCATGTGCTTTATTTTCCATCACATTTTTCCTACTCAATTCTTCCAAATTTTCTCTTAATTGGGTTATCAACATATCCTTCTCCACTTGTGCTTCAGCTCTCAATGCTGCTCCATCCAGTGATACTTCACCATCAGGTATCGGAACATTTGAGTATTTCTCTCTAATTGCTCCTAATAATTCTTTTGAAAGTGCTAATGTATATTTTCTAATCCATTGTTTACCAACATCGTTTATATTTGAGTATTGAATAAAATCATACGGAATATCTGAATAATCCGAAAGTGAATCTGCTTGAACAGTTTGAGAATCATGTTCAAATTCATCTCTACTTATGTATTCAAAATAAACTCTACTAACAGTTCCATCGGTAGGTACAGGAAATATTTCTAATTTATTATCTACTATATTAAATGTGTGAGCCGATTTACGAATATGGTCATTTAATTCAATTTGTTGCATTCTTAACACATCTTCGTAAATAGGCATCATTAAGAATTGTGCAGCAGGTGAAAAGTTTCCAAATCCTAATTCACTTATTAAATTTAAAGTACCTTGTGCTCCTACCGAATACGGGTCAAAGAATCGTGCAATAGCAGGAGTTGCTTCGTGATACACTCTAGTTACATCCACCGTTGAACTTCCTGTAAATAGTGTAGAAAACGATGCAGATGTTTCCACATCAACAGATGAACTCATTATGTTGTATTTCTGTTGTCCAGCAGTTAAATTGATATATGCTTTTTTAATTGAAGTTGAACCACCTACTCCTGCTAATGTACCATATTGTTGGGACATACGAACTGTTGTTGGTAAATATGAACCGTCTACAAGTGTTTGTGAATAATTTGAAACCTTACCTTTTGGCTGTCCTTTTAGAATATCAAGATTATTACGAAGATTGAATTGATTTATTTGTGCAGAATATTCCGAAACGGATTCTTCAAAACAGGCCCATATTTGTTGGTTATCTAATTCAATATTTACAATAGGATACCCCAATCTCTTTGCAACCCAAACTGCCGTTTTTGGTGCATCGGTTCTAAATTCTGCATCTGAATCATATAATCCAAACGGAGTTGCTTCCGCAGATGCAGATGCCGATAAAAATGCGGATGCCGTTGAGCCAGACCAATATGTGTTTATAGACATTTCTTAAAATTTATAGGTTTACTACTATAAATATAAGAATAAAAAAAGAGATAACATTTCTATCATCTCTTTTTCATTTTTAATAAAATTAAAACTATGTTAATCTAACTTTAACCGTACCTGTAGTGTGATACAATCCACCAACTGGAACGCCAGCCGATGCTGCAGCACCATCATTTGCAAAACTACCAGTAACATATCCAAATGAAGTATTTGCCATTTTAGTTGCAATACTACCACTCAATGAGGTAACAGAGGCATCGGTTGCCAGCCCATCACCATCCAATGTTACTTGTAAATCGGATACTAATATATATCCTAATTTACCATCTGCTTGTCTAGCTAAAATTTTGTCCGTACTTTCTACCGTATATGTTGGTAAATCTTTTGCAGTTTCCGTTATTGAATATCTTTCTTCTGGGTATGCCATTTGTTTATGTTTTTTAGTTATTAAATGATTACTCATATAAATATAAAAAAAAAGAGGGAACATCACTGCTCCCTCTAATTTAATTTAAAAACTCTAAATATTAAAGAGTATCTAAACCGTCAACTAAAACTTTACCATAGAATTCTGGTCTTACAATCTTTTTAGCGTAACGAGTCATAACACCTCTACGTGGAGTAAAGTTGGTTGGGTCGTACACTAAAGGAGTCATAATCAATGGTACATAAGGTGCGTAAACTGCTCCAGTCTCGAAGAAGTTAGAACCTTTGAAACCTAACAAGATTACGTTTTCAGTCATGTAAGGGTTTTTGTAAACATCGTATCTGTTAGAGATTTGTCCGATGTTAGTTACACCTGCTGCGAAAGTTAACGCATCTTTACCTGGGTTAGCAGAGAATCCGTTCATAGATTCCAAAATTGTAGCTACGTTTGGAGAAACAACAACGAAGTTTGCTCCACCTCTCATAGTCAATTGGTGAATCTTGTTAGATACTTTTTGTAATTTGATACCCAAAGTTTGGAACCAAGTGTTCTTCTGGTATGCTGAAGCTGCTGCCGCAGAAGAATCAATAGCGAATCCTGCACCATTCCACTCATATCCAACTTTTGCTGACCAATATTCAGTTGTGAATGCGTTCTGCTGCAACATCTCAAGGATTTCCAAATCAATCTCTAAAGAGATGTATTCAGATAACATTTGAGTTAATTCAGCTTCTGCATCTACAGAGTGATATGCGTTCAAATCTTGCGCCAATTCAGGAGTCCAAATTGCTTTCAACTTACGTGTTTTAGCAACGATAGGCTCTGATTTCAATTCCAATTCAATTTCTGGAATTGCCAAATCTGTTCCTCTATCTTCGAAATCTCCACGAGAGATATCAGTAGGTTGTTTGTGGTATGCCAACGATACACCAACAGTAGCCAAGTTTGATAAACCAGTTACAGTTGCAACGAATTCAACATTTGAACCGTTTTTAGTAGTGTATTGAGGGAAAATTCCATTTACTGCTGAACCAGTTAAGAATGTTGGTTCGAACGCTCTAACACCATTGAAATCTGCGTCAGATGGTAATGGAACTATGATTTTCTTCAATGTGTTACCTGCAAATGATGCAGAAACTGAACCCGAAGTTAAATCAAAATCGATATCAGCTAAAGATGCTGAAGCGAATGTTGAAGTGATTTCTGCAGTAGCATTGTTGATTGTGTATCCAAAACGTCCTGCGCCATACAAACCACCTTCAGCTGCTTGAGTTGAACCTAATTTGTTACCAGCTGGGGATAATGAATCTTTACCAAAAGTACCACCATTACCGAATAATGAAGAACCAGTAAAGTTTGGATTACCTGCTGGGTTAGTACCATATTTGAAATCCATGTAGAAGATAAGACCTGAAGGTAAGTTCATTGGTTGAACTGAAACGAATTCTTTCGCTGCAATAGAACCGAAGATTCTTCTTACCAAAGGTAGAGCAACACCAGCCCACTCTTCAGAACCTGAAGAAGTACCAGTACGAGTTGCCTCATCCAATAATTGCTTTGCTTGGTTTTCTAACATTACTGCCATACCATGCTTTGTAGTTTCAGAACCTACTCCTTCAAGTAGTCCTGTTCTTTCCCATTTGCCTTTCAAACCTCTGGTTTGCTCAAGCATCACGCTCTGTGGGTTCGCGCCGCTCATTAATTTTTTAATGTTCATTTTGAATGAATTTGTTTGTGTTATTTAATTATTTAATAATACCTGCTAATTTCTTAAATCTGTTAGCAAAATTAACCGATTCATTAATTACCGCTTTAGCTTGTGCAGGTTTTGTAGATTTAACTGCTTTACTAGCGATACCTTCTGAAATGGCTCTTTTAGTTAATTTGTTAGAAGATGTTGTATATTTGAAATTCTCTGCTAATGTAGAGAACACCAATTTAACCTCTCTAACTGATTTTGTTCTATCCAAAGTTTCAATCACTTTCACTTTTTGTTCGTTAGTCATGTTGTGTGCTCTGAATAATTTGTTTGCAAATAAAAGCTTCGCATTTAAAAGATTAACTTCGTTAATAGTTTTTTGAAGAGATTTGATAGTTTTGTAAGCTTCGTTTAAGTCTGCTTTCAATTCTTCTTTATCTTCTTCTTCATCAACTTTCTCTTTGTCACCTGCCATGTCCGCTTCCATTTCACGAAGAATTTCATCCAAATCTAGTGTATCATCTTCTTCTTCAGCTTCGTTTGTTACAACAACTTTAGGAGTTTCTCCTTTGTCAGTACCTGCTTCAGAACCATCTGCTAAATTTTCTTTCAATCTTCTACGTGATTCTCTTAATCTTTTAGATTCAGTTTTTGGTTCTTCTTCTTCACTACCTTCTAATTCAGCTAATTGTCTTCTTAATTCTGCAATTTGTGCTGCGTTAGGGTCTTCTTCTTCATGCTCTTCTTCGTTTGTTTCTTCTTCGTCACCTAATTGTGATTCCAATTCTCTGATAATAGATTCTAAATCCATAGCATCTTCTGAATCTTCTTCTGAATCCATACCATACTCACCTTCCATTGGGTCTTCTTCTGAATCCATACCATACTCACCTTCCATTGGGTCTTCTTCTGAATCCATACCGTATTCAGCTTCCATTGGGGCTTCTTCTTCTTCACCTTCTAATTCTGCTAATCTCGCTTTTAATTCTGCGATTTCTGCTGCGTTAGGGTCTTCTTCTTCACCACCGAAGTCATAATCATCTTCTTCGTTGATGTCTGCTACTTTTTTGTAGTCAGTACCAGCTGCTTCTGGCTTACCACTATCTTTCTTTACACCTACCGATAAATCAGTGGTTGCATCGTAAGATGGGTTTGCGCCAGGGGTTTGAGGGTATCCAGCGTCTGATTTAGAACCGATACCATCTGAACTCAATTCCTCATCCACTTTTTCAGCATCTGTATCCTCTGCTTCAGCTTCTGCTCTCATCTTTTGAGATAAGATAGATTGAAGTCTAGGAGTAAATGCCTCTTCAAGTGCAAGTTTTGCGTTTGCTAAAGCGGTTTCTTTAACGGCTTTGGCATCAGCGATTGCTTCTTTCAATAATTTTGAATTTGCCATTTTTTTTATTGTGTGTTGATTGTGAAGTTATTTATAAAAACTCCAATAGAATTATGTTGATTGTTCGGTCACACCTTATAGAGAAGGGTATTCATTAATCAACTACATTTGAATTAAAAAATCCTATATAAGATAGGATATTCGAGGATAAATATGTAAATTTTTTAGAAAACTAAAGAAACCCCAAATCTTTTTGATTTTTTCTTATAGATTTTTCTTTTTGTAACCTATTTTTAACGGATGGTTTAACAAATGTTTGTCTTTCTCTTAACTCTTCTGTTTGTTTAATATTTTGAATTTTTTTCTTATATTGTTTCAGAGCCGATTCTATATTACCGTTTTTAATATCAATTATAATCATAATTATTATTGATGATTTACTAACTTGTATTTTGTTTTATATAATAAAGATACAACAGTATCAATATCATTTTGAATCCAACTGTCTTTTAATTTAGGATTCTCTCTTAATCTAGCTATCATATTACATAATGTATCGAAATATTTAATAATATTTTTAATATCATTATTTTTATCCAAAGTTCCAATTCCTGAAATTTGAATTAATCCTTCTTTTCCCTGATATGTTTCTACCAATCCATCAATTAATCCACCTATTGAATCATAATATTCACCTAATGCTAAATGTGCAGAATGAGAACCAATTCCTTTAACACCTAAATGAAATGAGTGAGCTTGAGTTCTACTTTGTAATAATAATGATGCTAATTCTTCCATATTTTAATTAATATGTTCCAGGCCTATCACCCTTTTTCATAGTATCTGCCCACATTTGGAACATTTGCTTGATATCATTTGGTAATTTTTTATCTCTTATACTTAACGTGCCATCCTTACTAATATGAGCAATTATTTTATAATCACCATATTGTTCTTCGGCTCTATTCCAAATAGTTAAACCATTTCCCATCCATCCAGAACCGATATCGTATTTTTTAGCTTCTTGAATTGAAGTTCTACCCAATCTTTCTTTCATAACTTTTTCTGAAACATTAGCTATTTCAAAATATCTACCCAACACATTCCCCATATCTTCATATAGAGCTTCCAACCTTTGTTCCTGTGCACGTGCTTCTAATGATTCTTTTTCAAATGCAGATTGTAATTTTTTTAACTCACTCATATTACGTTTAATAGTAACTCTATCAAACCAATCACCACCCTCTCTTAATGTATATTCTTGGGCAGCATCAGCGATACCACCCAAAGTTTCTGCAACTTGTCTGATATCAGATTTTCTACTCATTCCTTCTCTATGTTGTCCATAGGTAGAAATGATTTCCAAGAAATGTTTTTTCATTTCGGTTGGGAGTTGTTGTAACTCTTCCGATTCTTTGAGTAAGTTTTTTAAACGTATCATATTATTTTTTTAATATATCGTTTTTCTTAATTTTTGAAACGTATCTCATCATTTCTTGTTTGTCAATTCCCATAGCATCGATTACCTTTGCTAATACAAGAATTTCTTTTTTACGAGAAAGACTCATTCCTTTAATTTGAGCTACCATTTTATCCAAATATCTTTCTATAGATACTGGTAAATTGGTATCTAAATCATCCAATGCTTCTTTAACTACTTTATCGTTAATTGCTTTTCCAGGTACTAAATTTACTAGTTTCATATTTGTTAGTTTAATTCTATTATAATTTCTCTCATCAAATCTTGTGGTTTACACCACTTACCACATTCTTCTGCAACTTTTGCCCATTGCTTTGATTCGTTCATTGGTGCCATAAATGCTCCATGTGTAGATGGGTTTGATACAAAATCCCAACCTACTAATTCAAAATCTTCCTGAACCATTACAGTACCATCTCTCAATTCCTTTACTGAACCCAAACCTCTAGATGAGATACCTAAACGGATATTGTTCTTTAGTAATTCTCTTAAAATGTTTCCTGATGGAGTTGAAAGTATTTCTACTACACCGTATACATCATCGCCTTCCCAATAAATTTCTCTAATGTTATGTGATACATTCTTTAAGTTGATAACAGGAGAATCAGGATGGTCCAACTCACCCAGTGCTCTGCGTTCTTTGATAAGTTGTTTGTATTTTTGACATTCTCTCTCTAATATTTCTTTAGGATATCTTCTACCATTTTGGTTAGCAGCACCTGCTCTTTGCAGAATACCCTTTACCAAATAGGTTCCATTTTCTTCTTTTTGAAGTTTTGCTTCAAATAAATGGGTTTCTATTAATAATCCTTTATTCATCTTATTTTATATCTTTTTTAACTTTTTCAATTGCCGTGTCTTTATCGTTAGACCAAGCTTTCAAAAATATATTTTTTAAACCACTTTCTAAATCTGCTTTATCAACATTATCGTTATTTACTTTTTTAATAAGAGATTGAACATACGCAGATTTAACCATTTTATCTGCAGCTGCATCGTTTATTCCGTTATTCTTTTCAATATATTCAGTAACATCACTTATAAATTTTTTATTTGATTCTAATTTATCTAATATTCCTGATATTTCTTTTTCAGTTTCTTTAGAACCATTAAAGTATTTAATTCCTTTTTCTACTAATTCTCCTATATAATAAAATGCAATTTTACCAATAAGGATACCACTTAATGTTGCAAGTATTCCTAAAGCTAAATTTTCATTTACACTTTTTTTTTTCATTACTTCAATTAATATGGATTTTAACTTTATCATCTCCAAGTACCTCTTGCCTGCATAAGTTTTTTAAACATTTCAGGTTGTTTCGCACGGCTCTTTTCTAATTCTTGAGTTAATCTTTCTACTTCTGCTTTAAGTTTGGCTGGCCATTTATCATAATTTTCCCACGGAAATTCAAATTTATTACCAAGTGTAGTTCTTATCAATTGGCGTTGTTTATCCAATATTGCACCACTTTTAGCAAGTGATGCTTTATAATCGGCTTCCAACTTGTCTATTTCTTTTCCTTTGAATTTATCAAGAACTGGTGGCCAGTCAAATCTTTCATCTCCCGCTTCGTTTGTTTTACCAGCTCTTAATGCTGCTAAATCTGAACCTTCAATTTCGCCATCCTTATCTACATCAATTTTCTTTTGTCCTGCAGTTAGTTCTGCTTCATTATATCCTCTTAATCTACCTTCTGATTTTGCTTTATAAGCAGTATCTACGGCATTAAAGAATTTCTTCTTATCATCGTCAGACATATCTGCAATTGATTTACCAGTTTTATCTAACATGTGCTTAAACAATTGTTGATAATCTTGCTCCTCTCTAATTGTTTGCTTAACAAACTCTTTTAGTTGATGTAGTTTCATTACTTTTATTTTGTATTACGCCTTCTTTACTGTATAAATATATATATTTTATTTATCCATTGTAGATTTACCGAAAACTCTTTGTATTTGTGATTTACCAGAAGAACCTACCTTTGATTGTAATATTTTAAGTGCTTCCTTTTTCAAATCAATAGGATGTGAATCGAACCATTCAATAGTACCTTCATTACTTTTTATTGCTCTTCGTCTCTGTCCACCATCATCAATATAATCGGTATAAAAATCATAATGTCTTAATATGAAATCTGCTAATTCTTTTCCATTTTTTGCGGGTGCGTTTTGAATTGCTTCGTTCATAGATTCATATTTAATCATATCTGGATTAAACTTTTCAAAATTCTTTCTTGCCCATTTTACGGCATCTTCATAAGAATTAAATTTAATCCTATCCTGTTTGAACCCTTTTTTCTTATTTAAAAAATCAATATAAACTTTATCTTCATTTACTGATTCACTAACTACCTTATCGCCCCAAAACGATACTGATGGCATGTTTCCGAATGTTGTATCATATTTAGAATCAATGCCAAATCTTGATTTTAGGATTTTAACTACCCCACTACCAAATTTTTTATCTGTTAGTTTAAGATAAACTTTATTCTTATTACCACCATCTTTAATTTGCCCACTTACAAATTTTGAACCTATTGATTTGATAATATCATCTACTACATCTGCAACGAGGTATCCTTTCAAATCAGATTCGTTTACTGATTCTTCTACTCTATTCATTTTCTCATCCGATACCCAATATGCCGTTGAACCACCGATTGAATTACGGAACATCTTTTCCATTTTTTCAGCGTATTTTTTAGCATCATTATATGAACTAAATACCATTGGCTTACCAGTTGTTTTAAAGGTTTTTGGGTCAAATTCTTTTTCCAAATCTTTACCCTGTCCTCTACCTCTGTTGTAGCTTACATAGTATTTACCTTCGTTTATAGATTCTTTTAAGGTTCTTTTTTTAAGAATTATTTGTTGAATTTGTGAAAATATAGATTGTATATCTTTATCTAACTGCTTTTCATCTGCACTCATTGGTGATTCTATATCAACATTAGAGTAAAGTTTTTTCTTTTTAGCAATTAGAACATCTACCTTTTTAATTAAATCGTTTTTTACCTTATCTAAATCCTTTATGATTTCAGATGGAGTTTCTTCGTTTACTACACTATATCCAGTCAAATCAGCTTGTCTCTTTCCCTTCTTTTCTTCACTATCTTTACCGCTAAATGCAAATGGAGTATTGTATCCTTCAACACCACCAGTAGTATTCATTTCATCTACTTTTAATTCGGCATCTTTATACATATCACTAACTTTAGCATTTAATTCATCTGCTAATTTCTTCTTTTGAGTAGTTAGTGTTTTTAATTTTTGTATATGTTCTTTTTCAGCGGGAGTACCTTTGGATTTTTTATATGCTTCCAAATGCTTTTCCATTGCATCAATTACTTTTGAATAATCAGTTTGAATAGCTTTAACTGAACGTAATTCAGCCAACACCATTTCTTTGATTTTATTAGATACTATAGTATTATTTGTAATTGACATTTTAAATTAGTTTAAGCTAATACATAAACAGAACCACCATTGGTTACTGCTATACTTTTAACGTAACACGGAAAAGGTTCTCCTGCAGTTAAATGTGCTAATGAAATAGTTGTTCCACCTTCTAACGTAATTGTTCCAGTCACACCACTTACAGGTAATACACCCCAAACTCTATCTATTAATGAAGCCGAACCTGATGTTACTAATTTTGCGTTATATGTTCTATAATTTGACATTTTTTATTTATTTAAACTATTTTTTAATTCTTTTAATAATTCATAACTCATCATCATTGCGGATAGATGTTGTTCCTTAATTTTTTTAACCGATTTAATTTTTCTAATATTAGATATGGTTTCCGCTAATTTGATTTTTGTTACTTTATCTGGTATTTTAGAACCAACTTCCTTTAACCCATTGATTAATTTAATAATTTCGGTTGAAATATATTCATTCAATTTACCAGTGTTATTAATATTATTTATATATTCTCTTAATAAAAGTTTTTGTTCTTCTGTAAGATTTTTATATTTGTTATTAAATGATTCTACTAGCATCTTATAAGATATTGCTCTCAAATCCTCATCCTGTTTTTTATATTCTTCTAAAACTGCATCTTTGATTCTAGCTTCTTTATTTTGAATAGATGAATTTATAATATTTTCAGCAATAGTAAATCTAGAACTTACAATATCAGTTGGGTCATATTGTTCATTAGTTGATACTACTTCAAATATTTTATAAATAGATGCTAATGTTTTGTAGTTAGAAATTGGAGATTTAATAAACTCATCTAAACCATAAGTTTCTTTAATTTGTTTAATTAAATTATACTTTTCTTTTATAAGCTTCTTTTCATCCAATTGTTTGCGTGCATCTAAAATCGTATCTATAAATTTTTCAGCTTTAACTTCTGAATTATATTTTTCATTTATTAAAAATTGATATAATTTTAATTCTTTAGATAATTCTTTT